CGATGGCGGCGCTTTTTTTTCTGTCATGGCCACGGCGGCCACCGAGAAACTCAGCGCGTTATATGAAATCACGCACCGTATCAACCTGCCTAAAGCCAACACTGGCTGGCAGATCCGCGTGGTTCGCGATACCGCTGACAGCACCAGTCAAATGCTGCAGAACAAAACCCAGGTGCAGGCTATCACTGAGGTGATAGACGCCCGACTGCGCTATCCACATACCGCGCTGCTGTATGTTTCTTTCAACGCCAAATCGTTTAACAACATCCCTAAGATTTCCTGTAAACCGAAAGGGCGAGTGATCCGCATCCCTTCAAATTATGACCCGATTAACCGGTCATATGTTGGTACCTGGAATGGCACGTTCAAATGGGGCTGGACGAATAACCCGGCATGGATCTGGTACGACGTACTGACCGAGCCGCGCTTTGGGCTTGGTCGCCGGGTTACGGCGGATATGCTGGATAAGTGGGAGCTCTACCGTATTGCTCAGCGCTGTGACCAGAAGGTTCCCGATGGTAAAGGTGGCAGCGGTACCGAGCCGCGCTTCATGTTTGATGTCTATATTCAGTCGCAGGCCGATGCCTGGCAGGTGATCAAGGATATTGCTGCTGGTTTCAATGGCATGACGTTCTGGGGCAACAACATGTTTAACGTTGTCTCCGATATGCCGGCTGACACGTCGAAGTTACAGATCCTCACCAGGGCATCAGTGGTAGGCAAGCCCGTATACTCGAGTGGCAGCGAAAAGACTCGCTTCTCCAGCGCGCTGATTAACTTCAGCGACCCGGAGAATCATTACCAGGACCGCACCACAGCGGTGATGTTCCCTGACCTGGTGAAGCAGTTCAAATTCAAGCAAACGCAGCTGACGGCTATCGGCTGCACCCGTGAAAGTGAAGCACAGCGCCGCGGTGGCTGGGCGGTTTACTCCAACTCTCTCGACCGCCTAATCACTCTGCAAACCGGACTTGATGGCTTTGCTTATGTACCCGGTACCGTATTTGCGTTTGCTGACGAGCGTTTGTCGGGGCGCGTTTATGGAGGACGAGTCACAGCCTATGACGCAGGCATCAAAGCTGTAACGACTGACCGAGGCACCAGTGCGGTTGCCGGCGACACGCTGATGATCCGCACGCAAGGCGGTACCGTTGAAAGTCGCACCATTCAGGCTGTAAACGGCACTCAGCTGATTATGGCCACTGCTTTCACGGCACCACCTCTTCCGAACGCGGTGTTTGTTATCGATGCCGGGCAGCTGCGCCTGCAGTATTTCCGGGTAATGAACCTGACTTTCAACGATGAGGAAAACACGTTTTCCATTACCGGCGCGGAGTACAACGCGTCGAAATATGATGCGGTCGATAATAATGCCAGGCTGGACACGCCGCCAATAAGCCTGATTCCGACCGGGCTCGTGAATCAGCCAACCAACATCCTGGTATCAAGCTATGACGCGGTTCGACAGGGTCAGCGCGTGGCCACATTAACTGCCTCCTGGGATGCGCCACTTGATAAAAACGGCAAACCTCAGGCTGATATTATCGCCTACAGGGTTCAGTGGAAGCGCGGTGATAACGAATGGATCAACGTGCCAGAGACTGGCCTGCGCAATATCGAGGTGCCGGGCATTTTCGAGGGCGACTACCTGGTGCGTGTTTGTGCCATAAACTCCGGTGAGGCCTCTAGCCTGTGGGCAACATCGCCCCTGACGCACCTGAAGGGCCGCACTGGTGACGTTCCTAAACCGGTTGGCCTTACCGCCTCTGAAGATGTCGTGTTTGGGATAAATATCACCTGGGGATTCCCGGCAGACACTGGCGATACTCTGAGTACTGAGCTTCAGTACAGCATCGCTGCCGATGGTTCAAACCCTATGCTGCTGGCAGCAGTGCCTTACCCGCAGAAACTTTATCAACAGATGGGTCTGAAGGCAGGGCAGGAGTTTTGGTATCGAGCCAGGCTGGTGGACCGCATAGGCAATCAGGGTGACTACACAGACTGGGTGCGCGGGCAGGCCAGCATCGATGTCTCGGATATCACCAATGCCATCCTTGAGGACATCAAAGAAACTGACACGTTCAAGGAATTGATCGAAAGCGCAGTAGACAGCAACGAGAAAATTGCTGGTATGGCCGACGACATCAGACAGAACGCTGACGATCTGGAGCAACAGGCGCTGGCCATCAAGGAAAATGCCGATGGTCTCGCGCAGGCCGAGGTGAAGATTGACGAAATCTCTGTCTCAATGGATGGCATGACGGGAGGCGTTAAAAACTCCTCTATCGCGGTTATTCAGAACAGCCTCGCGCAGGTCACCAGCCGTCGATCCCAGACAGCCACCAACGCCGGGAACAGCGCCAGTATCGACCGCATCGACACCACCATTGCAGATACCAGCCAGGCGGTTGCCCGTGCTCTGGTGACGCTTGATGCGTCTGCCGGTGGCAACGTTTCCAATGCAACTGACCTGACAGAGACCCTGGCCAACTTCACGCAGGCGTCGGCCACGAAAATCAACTCCCTGACGGTTACGGTAAACGGGCAGACTGCAGCTATTAACCAGACCGCACAGGCGGTGGCTGATGTAAACGGCAACCTGAGCGCGATGTACAACATCAAGGTGGCGGTGGACTCCAATGGACGCCAGTACGCCGCAGGGATGGGGATCGGCGTTGAGAATACACCGTCCGGCATGCAGTCACAGGTGCTGGTTGTCGCTGACCGTTTCGCAGTGATGTCTCAGGCTGGCGGGGCTGTTACGCTGCCATTCGTGATCCAGAACGGGCAGACGTTCATCCGGGATACGTTCATTCAGGACGGAACTATCAGCAATGCCAAGATCGGCAATTTTATTCAGTCGAATAATTACGTTGCAGGCTCGGCAGGATGGAAGCTGGATAAATCGGGGGTGTATGAAAATTATGGCGCAACGGCAGGCGAAGGGGCAATGAAGCAAACCAATCTAAATATTACGGTTCGCGATTCAAATAACCGTGTCCGATGCCAGTTTGGCAGGCTAACAGGAGTGTGGGATGGCTGAATGGGGATTTGGATCGTGGAATGCTGATGGCACCCCTAATAATTATGGTATTAAGCCTATTAGTCTTATCGGGAAAATAAATTTATCTTCAGGACAAAAAACGGGTTCTTATCCATTTTCTGTTCCGGCCGGTTTTAGGCTTGCTTTTCTTGTAGGTCTGGCTCCTGCCGTTGATACATATCAGCCTGAACGCAGGACGATAAATATTAATGGAAATTCAGTGGTCATAGGCAGTGCCAGCAATAATTCAATAGGCAGTAATGTGTATGTAGCAGATGAAACGCAGGTCGTTGTGTTTCTGGAGAAAGCCTGATGGATTACGGAATCATGATCGTGAATGAGCAGGGCAATCCATTTATTACTCCCCAGTCATACCCAGTGGCGCTATATGCTAAATCATCAGCTAATTCTACAAAGATTAGCGTATCGAACAGCACTGCGACCGTAACCATCAAAAGGCCTAACACGTGGGGGGTAGTAATTCCTTTCGCTTATACCACTCAGCCTTGCGCTATCAAAGCCATAGTTGATTCGAGCAACAACCTTGTAGTAACTGCAAATAATGTGCTTGCAGCAGCATTTACCCTGAACGTCTTTTTATTTACTGAGTTTTCCCCCACCCTTCCTGAGTACGGATTTGCAGCGTGGAACTCATCTGGCGCACTCATTTTTACAAATGAACTGAGAGTGCTAACTGATGTGCAATCAATTGGCAATGCCGCTTCAGATCTCGATTCAGGGATAATGTTGGATAAAACATTAAATGGTCGCTACGCGATCATCCCGCAAATGACCGGAGTTATTCACTGGCGGGACACTGTCGGGGGTGGGGTGGTTCAGATACCAAATGGATTCTCTGCCTATTTTAATGGCAATACGACCAGAATTAACAGTCAGTCATATATTTCTGGAAATCCAGGATGGTCCCAGGTTGGTTATAACAATAACGCCAGGTCAGCCGTAGTGTTGGATGTTTCAAATTACATATAGGGTATAACATGATTTACAACACAGGAACTCTTTCAGTCAGCGGAAATACCGCCACCGGCACCGGTACAAACTGGACGGCTCCCGCCAGCCAGATTCGTCTCGGCCAGACCCTGGTGGTACTTTCTAATCCCGTCCAGCTGTTCCAGATCACCGCCATTAACAGTGCAACGTCGTTAACAGTAACGCCTGCAGCGTCACCCGCGCTCACCGGCCAGAAGTACGGCATTCTGGTAACAGATGCCTTGTCAGTCGATGGCCTGGCGCAGAGCATTTCGCAGCTCATTAACGAGTACGACGAGAACATTGGAGCCTGGGAAACGTTCGCCACTACCTCAGCAAACCAGAACATCACGGTTACCATCAACGGTAAAGCAGTCACCATTCCCGCTATTGGGGGACTGGCCCGGAAGGGGGCAAACAGTGACATTACCGAATTGAAAGGGCTCACTACTGCGCTATCCATTGCGCAGGGTGGGACTGGGGCAACAAAGGCAGGAGACGCTCGCTCAAACCTCGGTTTAGGAAGTAGCGCAACGCGTAACGCATACAGCTCAACTGGCGACATTCTTTCTGTTGGTGATTTCGGACTGGGGGCTCTTTCTCCAAAGATATATAATAGCGGTGTTCCAGGTGGGAATATTGAGTTTTTCAGAGCGATGGACAACGCAAATTTTCCATCTTTGGAGCGCTACATTGGCACGGTATTTTCATTTAATACCGGAATTACTTGTGCCCTTGCTGCTCGAATGTCGGGTGTAAACCCAACGTTTGTCTACCGTGCTCAGTACTCAGGGGATTTTGGAGCATGGCAAACACTGTATTCAACAGCAAATACGACGAAAGCTTCTGATGGAACAATTAAGGCGGCCTCACCAGTTGCTCGTATCGTAAAATCACAGGAGGAGAATCAGCGTAAAGATGTCGATGAGGACGGATTCACATGGTGCGGCTGCGGCACCTCAAATGCAGAGGCAGAGGGGATCAGCATTTCCCGGTTCGATGTTGGTGTCTATGTACTGACTGGTTCGGCTGGCCTGGCATCGGAGGGCTGGCAGCTTCTGCCGCCAATGGATCCCGCAGGAATGGGGGAGCTAGGAATTGTCGAGGCAGAACAGACGGAAAGCGGAGGGCTGACGATCCGTTTGTTCAGGCGCAAATACATGCTTACCGAATCTGGTGAGATGGTGAAAACGAAAGGCGAACTGATAGATGTTCCTGCCAATAGCTGGATTGATATCCGCCTCGATATGCCCGAGGACAGCATCTGGAATAAAAGGATTGCTGAGGCATCACTAAAGCAGAAAGTGAACACTGAAAACCATCTGTCATAATTATTGATAGGCGGCTTCGCATTGATCTACTCCCTGTTAAAAACTACTGTATATAAAAACAGTATAAACAGGAGTGATCTTTTATGGAATTTTACACACCAGCAGAATTACGCGGCATTGTCGCGCTGCCCCTTTATGGGAGCCTTGTTCAGTGCGGGTTTCCGTCCCCTGCTGCAGACTATGTTGAGCAGCGCATCGATTTGAACGAACTGCTAATCCAGCACCCGAGCGCCACATATTTTGTTAAGGCAGCGGGTGATTCAATGGTTGAAGCAGGCATCAGTGATGGTGACCTGCTGGTCGTGGATAGCTCCAGGGT